CTGCTGAGCTAGTACCAGTGTTGGTAGCTGCTGAGCTAGTACCAGTGTTGGTAGCTGCTGAGCTAGTACCAGTGTTGGTAGCTGCCGATTGATAACCAGTGTTGGTAGCTGCTGAACGAGTATCAGTGTTGGTAGCTGCTGTATTACTCCAATCAATTTTAGCTAAAATATAGTCCACCGCTTTTCCAATAAATTCCGGTAAAGTTAATTCAAACTTGACATAAATTTCAGCAGACGCAACTTTAGAGTCATCAGTATGTTTTGAAATTTTACCAGATTGTACAACTTCAGCAAACTTAGAAGTCGCAGGGCTGTAGTAATTGAAGCAATCCAGCGGGAATTCACAAGCATGAAAGCCAGCAGAACAAGCTTCTACTTTATCGGTTTTATATATGCCACCAACTTCATATTGGAAGTCACGGCACTTGAAATTAGAATCAAACATTTTGTATGTTGTTAGTTCTGTAGTGTTTTGAGTAGTCATAAACATTCTCCTTGCTTAAACATTCAGGGTTTGTCGTAGCACCATTGCTTCGATGTGTTAAAGATTAAACTAAGCTGTTTATGCTGTCAACACTTCTTTTATCTAAATTTAAAATAAATCTCTGCTTGACATCGGACGTAGGTGTGTGTACATTAGCTGTATGTTCAAACGTATGGAGAAATTCAAATGAATAACAAAATTGAGAAAGGCTGTTTGGCTATTGTTGTTGCAGGACGTTGTTCAGAGAACATTGGTAAAGTGGTGAGAGTTGGTGATTTCGTGGGGCAACTGCCTGATAGTAGGTTAAAAGATTATTGGCGAGTGGATAAACCAATGAAGTTTGCTAATCTTTTTGGTGTTCTTGATGGAGATTGGTACTTTAATAGAGAATGTAACCTTTTACGTATTGACAACTTCGATCAAGATGTGTACAATGATGAACAGATTGAGCAGTTAGAGAAGGAGAAAGTGGAATGAGTGAGTTAATGACTGTTTGGTTTGCGTTTAACGTTGTATTCGGTATGTGGTCTGTTAAGAACTGGATTACTTGGGGTGTTGCTTTCTTTGGTGGACATGGTTTCGTTCAGAACACAGCGGGTAAAATGTTAGATTTAGTGATTATGTCAAGTTGTTTAGCTCAATACTTAATCCACATAGGATACACAGTTTAATGAACAAAGCTCCTGCTGAAGCATTGGAAGAATTAATCATTCTGTCAGGGATGTACAGAGTACAGCTTGGATTAGTGGCTAAGCTTTCAGGAGCTATCTTAGCTGATGATAAACACAGAGCTAAGAAGTTGTGGAGTGAGATGACAGAGATTAAGAGTTATCTTTGTGATCTGTTCACTTGTGATATTGAGGAATATTTGTTTAGTTAACCACGTTTAGCCGTCTATGCGGCTTCCATTTAACAATAACCATGATAGAATTATGGTGTATTAGTGAGTACTAGGAGGAAAGATCATGCAATTACGAGTAGAATGGCCTTATCAGAGCTGTTGGATGAAACGTAACTTCGATACTGACAAAACCATTGACGCAGCACAGTTGCAGTCAGTGATGAATGAAGTGATTTCACTATCTCACATTTACGATGTGATTATTGACAATGGTGTAATTACTTTTGTTGAGAAAAGCTAACTGCTTATTCCAAAACGTTATTAGACAAACACGGATACCGTGTTATTATAAAGGGTAGGAGGTAATATGTCAGTTACAAACATCATGATTACTGTGCATGAGCTTATCGATGCTGTTCATGTTGATGCTCAGACAGGAGAAATTACTTTGTATTTCTCTGATGTGGAGACATTGGAAGGGTTTGTTGAGGAAGTGGTGGAGTTATTGGAACAATGTTCTGATTAAATTCTTCTTGACAACTGAGAGAAGTGTGGTAGATTAGTGTTATTCGTTATGAACGGTCTAGTGTACGGCAGCGTAACGTCTTATTAAAGCAGATACTGCGGGTATGGTATTGATCTGCATCCCTCACTGAAAGAGCAAAGGGAATACTGACAGCTTTGTGAAGCTGCGCGAAATGCGGTTTGCTCAACTATACAGAATCACAACTATTGTATAGCTTGATCTCCATTTATGGAGTTGGGTCAGTCGGCTCGGAAGAGAAGATAGACATCAAGATAAGGTTCCACCAGACTTCTTAGGCAGGTGATAGCAGCGGTGCTATCTAGCGGAATACGCGAATCCTGTATGGAGTTTGGTTGGGACTTCTTTATCTTGAATTTGGGTAGTCTCTCAAAAGAGAAGTATATTACTGCATTAGTATAACTATATCAGATTAGTAATCAGCGTTGTATGAGGATAAGTAATGGATGAGAAAGAATGGAGAGTGTACTTTGTAAGATCTAATAAGTCAGATAAATCACCAGTGAAGATTGGGTTTACCTCTGACCTACCACAAAGACTGATAGATTTACAGTGCGCTAATTACGGAGAGATTAGATGTCTATTCTCTTTACCATGTGAGTCACAAAAACAAGCAAGAGATTTAGAATCTTTCTTTCATTACAAACTAAAGCACTGCCACGTCAGAGGTGAGTGGTTTGATATAAGCAATGTTAGTATACCTAAAATTATTGATGAATTTAACAAAAGAAAGAAAACCAAATACACCAACCCCATAAAGAAAAGTAAATTTGATTGTCCTTTTAAGCACATAGAAATTCTTAACAAACGGATTGCTGAGTATGAGGAAAGGATCGGTATGTTGGAATATTTATTGGCTGAATCTTACAAATAAGGAGAACAGAATGAACACACCACAGAACACATACTGGAATACTCGTGATGGGAGAAAGATTCTTATTGCTGACATGGATTTAGACCATGTTCAACACTGTGTATCTCTCATGACTAGACAGATGGGGTTCACTGTAGCTTATTACAGTTATTGTCCTAGAATTAAACTGTGTGAGTTGATTACGGCTTATGAACTAGATCGAACATTATCTGCTTTGACTGATCCAAACATATAAAATATGTAGACACGAAACACAAATTAGTGTAGTATCGGTGCCTACACAAACACAGAGGAGAGAAATGATGGTTGAGCGATTCAAAGTAGGATTCATCTACAAAACTAAAGGTGGTGATGACTTCCGAGTTGTTGGAGAACACACCAAGCTAAAAGGTTACGAAACTGTTTATAATCAATACGGTTCCAACAGATACAATCGTTCTACACAGAACAGCGACAATGGACGTGCAACAGGCAGTGAATGGACAGATAATTGTTTGGTTTATCCTCCCGTGGTTGTTGGTAAAATGAACCCTGTTACCGTATATCTATTGAATGTATTTGCTTCCCTGTGTTCTTTGTACAAAGACATTAAGTGGAAGATCGAATATAAATTTATGTAACACACAAGCCCAGCATTCGCTGGGCTTTTTCATTTCTAACACAAATAAATTAAAATAATCATTGACACAAGCACTCGAAGAGCGTAAGATGTATTCATTGAAACAAATGAGGAGATTGAGATGAACAAAATTGAACAACGTGTGCAACGGTATAAAGAAGATGTGGCACTGATCACTCAAGTCTTGACGGAGGGTAATGATATTATGCGAGACCTTGATAATCTTAATTTATTTTTAAAACAAAAGAAACAACTTGAAGAAAAGTTCTTAGCAGACATTATTGATCTATCTAAAACACCATATGGTTCATTCTAAGCGATTATTTAGAGTAAATGCTATGTTGGTGTAGGTAAACACAGATAATCGATTGTAGACGATTATAGGAGGTTTTAAATGAATCCAGATACACAGAAAGTTTTAGCAGATAGAATCCTGTCGGATTTGAAAGTAATTAGTCCTTATGCTGTGCTGGCAGGAGGGGCACCAAGGGATTGGTATTTTGGTGAACCTGCTAAAGACTTAGATTTTTATCTATACTCAAATGCCATTACGGTTAACGCTACGAGGAAACAGATCTCAGCAGCTTTAGGTATTAGTGTAGATAAGGTGGTACTGAAAGCTGAACATGAAGAAGGGTTGTATAAAACTATGCGTTGTTTACGTAGAATCTTTGATGTACACGCATATCAGTTACCTGTCCAGATAATGCAACTAAATGAACCAAATGATGAGTTTAAAGTGGTAGATTTGATGTCAACATCCATTTGTCGTATTTATTATGAAGCTGGTAAATTACAGCCAACTAAAGATTTCCTGCTCACAGCAAGGTCTAAAATCATGTTTGTTGATGCAGATTACAATTGGACAGATCCGCATCCTGCGAAGATTGCCGAAAGGTTTAGAGGTAAGTTTTACATCGGCACTAAACAACAGGCTGTGGATAAATTAATAAATCAAGCACTATTTCATTGAATTTGGAGGTTTAATATGAGTAAAGCATATCAAGATTATTTAGAAGCAAAACGGAATTACGAGACAGCAGAGCGTTGGTCTACTATGCGGAAACGTGGTGGTGGTCGCATGAACAGTGATAGTTTTGATATTTCAGTTGACCATTCGGCAATTAAGCTTACCCGTTGTGGTCAATATCAAGCGGGTGGTCAGAACTACTGGGAGACAGAAGCAGCATTCAATCGGTGTTTATTAGAGTGGATTGTAGCTAACATTGACACTGTTCAGGATGGCGCATTAGCTTTAATGAAGCAGAAGGAACAAAAAGCTCTGATAAAATGCAAAGAGTTTGTTGCAGAGATTCAAAGTGCTATTGACGAAGCAGACACTTCGTTATCCTAACAACTAAGCCCCGCTCTGCGGGGCTTTCTTTTATCTGCAATTTGCTATTGACATACGTTTCAAATCGTGTAGAATAGACCTCATTGAATCAGATTGTGGAGAAGATGATGACCAGAATTAATGTTATTGAACCAACAGAACTTACTCGTCAACACTTGATTGCAGAAATACGTGAGCTACCTAGAATATTCACAATGGTTAAGAACTGGCGTTCTCAAGGTATCAACTACTACAACTTCAAACGTCTGAAGAAGCAGCCACAAGAGTATACACTTGGTACAGGACATATGACTCATTTTGCTGATAAGTTAATATGGCTTGCAGACAGATATGAATCTCTATGTGATGAGTGGCGTAGTCGTGGATATAAAATTCAGCAGGTAGAACGCAAAGATTTGATAGAGGGTATTGACAATAAATTCTTAGGTGGGTATACTGTTACACAAGAAGCGTTACGAATCAATCGTGAACGTATAGCAGAAAGATTAGGGAGCGAAGCAAAATGACAACACTATCACAACTTACACATGAAGAACTTAAAGAAGCAGTAGAGTGGTTAGGTATGGAACTTGCCGATGATGTTGAACAGGCAAGACTGTTGTACGAGGACATGAAAAATAATGGCCTTACTATTGGCACATCTGAAGCTGAGGGATATTTACGTGGGTATCTTACAGCATTAAACTCATTTCACAGAATTATTTACGGAGACAAACAATGAAATTTAAATGTATCAAAGATTTCTTTATTGACCAACGTTGTTGGGGAGGTATATATCCTGAATTAGCTTTCAAAGAAGGTCATGTTTATACATTCTGTCAGAGCGATGTTGACCCTTACTACACGCACATATGTCAATCAAATAACTTTGATGCGGTACATTACATGACACGCGCTGATATGTCTGAACATTTCATTCAAGTGGAGGAATAACAAATGCCAGCAACAATTATAGCTGTAGACTTCCGTGGCACACGTAAAGTGGTTGGACATGAGTGTATCCCTAAACGCACAGCTTGGAACTGCGATGTTTGTGGGAAGGAATACATCAACATCGAAGGTGCTGAAGATAACATTCGTCGGATTGACATTGATAAAGATGTTATGTCTCCGACAGGTAAAAAACAGTTGACAACCACTATCAAAGTGTGCGAGAATTGCTGCCATCAGATTGGCAATGTGTTTAAGAAAGGAGAATAATGATGAATAAATTTAAAGCTGGTGATGAGGTAAGACGTATTGCAGAAAGTTATGGTGAAGTGGTTAAGGGTGATATTTATACAGTTGTAAGAGTATTTGGTAGTACCTTAAAATTAGAAGATTGTTTAGACCTTTATGGTTCCGTAAATTTTGAATTAGTGGTGGAACCAGTTTCTATTCAAACAGAACAAGAAATCGTTACAGATTGGTTGGATAAGTTGGCTTATGTGTTACTCGTAGACCCAACAACCGCAGACTTTTTAGAAATTCGCAACAAGGGTCTTCTATTAGAATCAGATGTCACTAATATCACTGGCTCAGCCGACATCTACCAATATGTAGAGAACACATACGATCAGCTGAAGTCACAAGAGATTCAGAAGAAATCACAAAAGCTTCTGGAGCAGAAAGAACAATTGGCTAAGCAACTAGCCGATATTGAAAAAGAATTGGAGAGTTTGAAATGAAAAATTTAGCATATAGTACAATGTTCTTTTTAATTATGAACGTGATGGTTGCTATCATCATGGCTGTGTCAGGGTTTGATTTTACGTTCCCTAATCCAGATATACCTGATGTACATGGTTATTATATTTGGTATGGGACCTTTGAAGTGATTGCTTGTGTATTCACTTTAATTTTTGCAGCAATGTTGTTTGACAAGAATAATACAAATGATTGATTTCAACAGCTTGCCAGAATTATTACAGAAGTTCTTGACAGAACTGAATAAGCAGTATAAAATTGCTGCCATATCTGCTGTAGACGATGGTGCATACAAAACTTATCAAATAAGCTGTAAAGGTAAGGTGTTTTACATCTATCATCGTTTAGCTACAGATGAATGGACATGGAAAGAACGTGGTAGTATGAGATTTCCTGAACAACTGAGGATTGGGGAGAAATAACCATGTGGGAAATAAACAGCATTAAAGAGTTATCTAATCAGACCCTATTGGCGCTTCGAGCATTAAGGTGTGATACAGCCCGTGATTTGTCTAAAGAGCTTAATGATGTGTTGACAGAGATTGATCTGATTGATCATGAGTTGAAGCTGAGAAAAGAATTGGATGGAGGTGAGTGATGGTGAAAAGATTTAGTATTGGTAGTGAAGTGCGTTATTTCTATGAGGATGGATACGAAACACATTTCATGGAAGAAGATGAGCAGGGTGGTTATGTCAAGTATGAAGATTATTTAGCACTGGTCGCGCAGGTTGAGTTGTTCAAAACTGAGCTGATGAGTAGCGCTGAATCGATAATTTCAAGGATGCCGTCGGATGAAATTCATCACATACGGCAGGAGGTGGAGTGATGAGTATGTCAAAGCTTTCTTACCTAACCGAGTGCGAAATGGCAGCTTTGCAATTCATGATTGAAACTACCGTAAATCAAAGGCTAATAAGTGAAAATATGGAAACTATAGAGCAGTACGTTTCCAGAAATTCAAATAATGTGGATTTTGGCAAGTTCGAGGTAGCTTTTAATAACATGAAGCCGGATGAGTTCAGAGTCCCAGCCTCCATGCTTCTCGATATTAAAAACAAACAGCAAGGCGGCGCGGAATGAGAATTATGCTGGCTTTAATGGCTTACATTGGCTCGTTGACGCTGATTTCAATGGGTGCTTTCCTAGCAAATCCTTTAGCCGCTAATCCCGATAAATGGGTGAAGTGTATGATGATTACTTGTTTGGTGCAAATTGTATCAGCCAGTTACTTATTCACAAGAGGTTTAAATAAAAGTGATGTGGAATGACAATTGAAGATGAATTCCTTATTCAACGTGCCGTAACGTCTAAAGGAAGAACTGATATTGAATTCAATAATGGGAGTTCATTAGAGTGTTTACTTAAGTTGGCTACGAAGAAGGATAAACAAATGACAATTGAACAAAAACGTCAAGAGATTCTTGACATCTTAGAATATTTTGGATTTGAAGTAACATTTTCTAGTTCTGTTGTTGAGCTAAAACATGACGACGGTAAGGAGTTTAAGCACTGTCATATTAGTTACGGACATGGTAATAACCACGGAGGTTACTTCTCAATGGTAGAATCTGAGAATATCGGCAATGTATATGACTTCCAGTTATCAGGTATTCGTAGTGATAACTTCGAGAAAGTGAAGGGTGCTTTCTGGTTATATTGTAAATTGGTTAAGGAGTATTGCAGTTGAGTGGTAATCGAATTAATAGAACGTTTCACTGTATTGCCAGTGAATTTGACGATAAGAAGCCTTGTAACAGTTCTGATGCTCTGAGTATTTATCAGGAAGAAGATGAACAGGGTAACGTAACATATAACGGTTACTGCTTTAGTTGTGGTCAAGGGTTTGGTGCTAACCATGTTCATAACAGTAGTCATGCGAGAGAGCTTGGTGTGGAAGAAGGTATTGTCAAACACAAACATTCTTTTGTGTTAGTATCCAAGGCTGAACCATTGACGGGTGAACAGATTGGCCAATTGAAGAAGTCTATTGGTTTTACTGATCGACCATATCGCAGCTTACAACCAGAATGGTTACGTTTCTTTGGTCACATGGTTGAGCGTAACAAATACGGTGAGCCAGTATCAATCTATTACCCAGAGACAGAAGAAGGTAAAGTAACGGGGTTCAAAATTCGTTATCTACCTAAATCATTCGGTAAGGTTGGTCGCACGGGTAAGTATTCACAACTAGCTGGTCAGTTCATCTATAAGTCAGCAGGTAAGCGAGTGTTGATTGTTGGTGGCGAAGGTGATATGGTTGCTGCTTACGGTATGCTGAAGAAGTATGGTGTCCATGTTGTCAGTCCTACTTGCGGTGAAGGTAGTGCGGCAAGTCAGTGTCAGAACAACTACGACTTCTTAGACCGTTACGAAGAAATCTATGTTGGTTTAGACAACGATGCTGCTGGTAAAGAAGCTACAGAGAATATGCTGAAGATTCTACCGTCAGAGAAAGTGAAGATCGTATACTGGTCAGCTAAAGACCCGCACAAGCTGTTAGAAGACGGTAGTGGTGATCAGATCATTAAAGACTTCTTCAACGCTAAATCATACGTCGAAGCCGGTTTGAAGTCATCCAATGAAATTATGGCTGATGTGGAAGAAGTGTTGACTGCACAGAAAATCACATTACCGTCCTATATGTGGCGGTTGGAAAAGATGATGAAACGGGCATTTTCTACCAACGGTAGGATTGTCAACATCATAGGTTCGACATCGTGCGGTAAGTCTACACACGTAAACAATATGATCTATCACTGGATATTCGCTGAGGGAATGAAGCCTTTAATCATTTCTCTTGAAGCAACCGCTGGTGAGTATGCTGTAGATTTGTTATCGTTACACATGCAGAAAAACCTAGATTGGTTTGATGACGGCATGGATGCTTGGAACTATCTACAACGCGATGATGTAAAGGCGTTGAATGAGAACCTATTTCACGACGATGAATATAACGAGCGCTTCCGTATTCTTGATGACCGAGAAGGTAACATTGAATCCCTGAAGAAGTTGATTGAGCGTGGTGTAAAGCAATACGACTGTAATATTGTAATTATTGACGTATTAACAGACTTGGTTCGTTTCTTACCGATGGACGAGCAGGAGAAGTTCTTAGCGTGGGAAAAGAACTTCGTTAAGTCTGGTGTGAGTATTGTTAACGTATTGCACACGAAGAAACCTGAACGGGGTAAGGATGGTAAGCTTCGCAAGACAACTGAGTATTGTGCTTTAGGGAGCGGAACCTTTGTTCAGTCAGCTCACATTAATATTGTAATTAATCGTGATAAGACCAGTCCTGATGATATAGAAAAAAACAGCACATACGTAGAGATGCCGAAGTGTCGTAGAGGGACAACAGGTGAAGCGGGTGTATGGTATTATGATGGTGCCACACGACAAGTGTATGACAGAGATGACTTCTTCAGTCAGAGCAGGCAAGTAAATCCTGAATACGTGCAACAACCAGTTGTTTTGGATGAAATACCTATTCCACCATTCGACCCAGACACAGCGGAACCAGAACCTCCTTATGATGAGAGTGAGGTGTTTGAATCAGATTTTTAAGGAGATGTAATGAATTGGTTTGTTTTTGACCTTGAAACTTACCCGAACTGTTACCTGTGCTGTATCGCAGACATGCAGACACGTAAGATGAAACTGTTTGAGATTTCTTCACGCAAAGACCAACGTAACGAGATGTTTGAGTATTTGCGTGGTGTTCGTAGACAGAATGGTATTCTCGTGGGTTACAATTCACTTTCTTTTGACGAGCCAGTGTTGCAACAGTTATTGAAGAATAAAACAATGACGGTTGGTGAGATTTACAATTACGCTATGAAAGTTATTCAGTCAGGTTATGGTGATAATAAATGGCAATATCAGGTTCGTGAGAAAGACCGTTTATTACAACAGCTCGATCTGTTTAAGATGAACCACTTCGACAACAAGGCAAAGGCTACATCTTTGAAGATGATTGAGTTTAATTCACGCTCAAACAACATTGAAGATCTACCTTTCCCTGTTGGGAAGTACTTGACTAACGCAGAAATGGACGTGCTGTGTAAGTATAACTGCCATGACGTAAAGGAAACAGTGAAGTTCTTTGAGAACTGTAAAGCTCAGATTGACTTCCGTTTAGACTTACAGAAGAAGTATGGGTTCAATGCTCTGAACTGGAACGACACTAAGATCGGTAGTGAGTTCTTCATTATGGAGTTGGAGAAAGCCGGTATCAATTGCTATGATGGCCAAGGTAAAGCTCGTAAGACAAAACGTACATATATTGATTTAGTGGATTGTATTTTTCCATATATCAAGTTTGAGCGCCCAGAGTTCAATGCTATTCTTGAATGGTTGAAGCGTCAGCGTATTACAGAAACCAAAGGAGTGTTTTCAGATATTCCTGAACACGAGCTTGGTGATGTTGCTAAGTATGCTCTGATGACAACCAAGCGTATCAAGTTCAAGAACAAACCAACTCAGAAAGAAATTGATGAGATGTTAAAACAATATCCGCTAGGTTGGGTGGAAGAAATTGAACTGAAAGCTAAGTTACCAAAGAAAGATGGTGGTGGATTCAAGAAAGCGTATTGGTTCAACTATCGGATTGCTGATGCTCTGAATGTGGTGATTGATGGGTTGTGCTACGTATTTGGTACTGGTGGTGTTCACGCTGCGGTAGAAAAACGAGTAATTGTTTCTGACGAAAAAAGAGTAATTCGTACTTTTGACGTTTCTAGTTTTTACCCTAATTTAAGTATTAAGAACAAAGTTTATCCAGAGCATTTGGGTATCGAATTCTGTGATATTTACGAAACGTTATACAACATGCGCAAATCTTTCGATAAGAAGTCTGCTGAAAATGCTATGCTCAAACTGGCTCTGAATGCAACATACGGGAATTCTAACAATGAGTATAGTCCGTTTTACGATCCGAAGTTTACTATGACTATCACACTGAATGGTCAAATGTTACTGTGTAAAGCTATCGAGATGGTGCTTTCTTTACCGACTGTAGAAATCCTAATGGCTAATACTGACGGTTTCGAGTTTATCATTGACAGAGAATACGAAGCTTTAGCTGAAGCTAAATGTAAAGAGTGGGAAGAAATGACTGGTTTAACGTTAGAGGGTGATACTTACGCTAAGATGGTTATTTCTGATGTAAACAACTACTTTAGCATTTATGAGGAAAAGAAATGATTGACGCAACACTCGTTAGGTCATTGTTTCATTATGATCCTGATACCGGAGTATTTAAGAGAATAGGTAGGTTGAAATGTAACGGAGAAATTACTTCTTGTGATTTCGTAGGTACGGCTCGTTCTACTCACGGTTATTTGCAGTATACCGTAAAAGATAAGACTTATGATGTACACCGGTTGATTTTCTTATACGTTGATGGTGAATTTCCTGAATGTGATATAGACCACATCGATGGTAATAGATTGAACAATAAATGGTCTAATCTCAGGAAAGTCACTAGGTCTGAAAATCTCAGAAATGTAGGAAAGAAACAAGAAAATAAATACGGGTTTACTGGAATAGGTGTACACACTCAATCTGGAAAGTACCGTGTGTTTATAGGTTCTCATCATAAGTCAGGTTTTGACACACTGAAAGAAGCTGTTGAGTATCGTAAACGATTAGAAAAGGAAATGGGTTACACTGACGATCATTTTAAACGCGAGGTATGGAATAATGAAATTCAAAGCTAAAGGTCGTTATGAGTGGAGAGATTTACCTAATCACAAGAATCATTCGGCTCTTATAGTTAAAATGGCTGTAGAGGAATTTATTCTACACGGAACAGACCCTGAAGACTTTATGAGAAATCATAAGAATTATTTTGATTTCTGTTTGAGGTCGAAGATACCACGCAGTAGCAAGCTTGTGATTGTAGATGACAACGGTGTTGATCATCAGACACAAAACATTTGTCGTTATTACGTATCTAAGTCAGGTGGTGATTTAGTGAAGGTGATGCCACCATTAACTGAGTTCAAGGAAGAACAGGTGTGGGTAGACCATCTGACAATGGAAGAAGTTACAATTTCTTCTGCTGCGGATATTGCAAAGTATGAAAAGAAAGGATATACTTTCAGTCATATAGTGAATACTCCTTGTGAAGACCGTAGGTTCTTTATTGAGGCTGGTTGGAAGTGTAAAGTTGTAAACGACATCAACGATTTTGTCTGGGATGTTGATTATGACTATTACGTTGAACGTGCTTGGAAACTCATCAATTTCGCTGATGAAAATTCTTCACAAGAAGATGTTGACACAACAGAATAACGTGCTATAATTTCTGCACGTTTTAACAAGGGAGAGAAATAAAATGCGTAATACACAAAATTGGCCTGTTGGCCTAGCGTTAACTTACTTCGCTGTGGTAATCGGCTTAGTGATTGGTTGGATTATGAATATCGTAGCTCTTGTAGGCGGTCCAGAATTAGCTCAATGGACAACATTAGAAGTGTTGCGAGTGGTTGGTATTTTCGTAGCACCTCTTGGTGGTGTGCTGGGTTGGTTATAATTAAGGAGAAAACAATGCAAGATTTACAACAATTTGAATTAACACAACAGCTTATCTATATCGAGAATTTCTATGACGATTTGAGTAACAATCGTTTTGCGAATTCTCCAGATTATCAGAAGAAACGTAAGAATATTGAAACAACAATCAGTGGTCGTAGTAAGATTTACGCTTTGCTGAGTCGCTACGATGTAGCTGGTAACATGAATTAATTAACAAATAGAGGAGAGAATGATGAAGTCGTTACGTTTAAATAAAGAGTTGCGCACAACCATCTTGAATAGCTTTCTGGATAAATATAAATCGTCTAACCCTGAACCGGAAGTAGGTAGTGTTGGTAAAGCTAAAAATGAAGCAGCCATCAAAGTACAAAAGAAGGTATACGGTAAGTATGAAGGTTTACTACCAGATGACTTAATCAATAAAGCTTATTATGTTAGTGTTCAACTACCAAATGATTCAGTACAACACTGGAATTTCGGTAATGATCAAAGTAATGAGACAATTTATCTTCTTACCACAAAACAGTCTAAAGTGGAATATGTATTCACAGAAGATGATGAAATCTATTCCGAATACAAGAAAGTTGCTGATGCAGTAAAACAGCAACAAGCTGTTTATGATGAATGGGAAAAGGGTTACAAGAAGTTCAAATCAGAAGTAACTCAAGTGTTGGAAAGCGTAAACACTACAGGTCAGTTAGTTGAAGTATGGCCTGAGTCATTACCGTTTATTCCACAAGAGATTAGTGACCCAAGTAAGATTAACTTACCATCTGTTAATTTTGCTGAAATTAATAAAGTGATTTCGTAGAACATTATCAAATACGAGAGTATTTTAGTTTGTAAAGCAGCCTAATGGCTAATATTAATCAATATGAGGTAATTTAAGATGGCTTATAAACCACAACAAAACAATCAATCTGAACGTAAACAAAACACTGGTATTGCGCCTAACGGCGTAGCTTATAAATATCCAGTACCTGAAGGTGGAAACCAAGCAGCTCGTATCAGCTTGATTGTAAATATCGGTACACAGAAACGTTTTTACGAAGACAAGGACACTGGTGAAGTCACCGAAAAGAAACCTGCACAACAGGTTGTAGTGTTTGCTGATTTGGTTGACCAAGTGGTTGATTACGGCGGTGATATTGGGGAGAAACAATATCGTCTGATGTTGAACAACAGCTTCAAGGGTGACGTTAAGGGTGTAGATTTTCTCGGTATGCCGCCTCGTGATGTTGATGGTAATGTTATCAGTGGACGCCTTTGGTCGTTTCATCCAAATAGCCTTCTGACTAAGATTGCTAAAGCAACAGGTTGTGATAACATTCTTGGTGTCACACAAGAAGATAATATGGATGTGTACCAGTTGTTAGGTAAAGCATTCTACGCTGATGTTCAGGTAAACCGCACTGATTCGGGTAAGAAGAACGATAAAGGCGAGCCTATCATCTACAATAACGTTAATTTCAAAGGTGCATCTAAGCTGCCTATGGTGAAAGGCAAGCCGTTAGAAGTAGAAGATTTACAAGTTAAACCTTTAATCCTTGACCACAATAACGTTACAGAAGAAACTGTTGTATATTTACGTGGTAAAGTATTGCAGATGATGAAGCTTGCCCCTGAGTATCAAGGTAGTAAGTTACAGAAGTTGGTGGAGGCAGATAATGCTTCACCAAACGCAGCAGAAAGCTCTACAAGCGATTCTAATGCTCAACCTGTAGCTTCACAAGGCTCAGGTAAGAAAACGGCTCCAGAGCCTTCTCAGAGCGTTGTAGATGATGTTGAATCAGACATCCCATTCTGATGTAATGTTGTACGGGCTGTGTAATGCAGCCCTTAATTTAAAGGAGAGAATATGAATCAAGAAAAATTAGACCTGCTAATCAAACGATTAGAATTGGAAGCAGAAAACTACAAACCATTAGATGAGGAATTCAATGCTTACGACAGCTCAGGCGGTAATTTCGATGATGCCTTCTGGCAAGGTTACGAACACGGTTCAGCAGAATTCGCTTGTGAATTATTACAGTTTTTAAAAGGAGAATAAGTAATGTTCATTAAAGTTTGGTGTGAGTATGATATCGGTGGGGATTTCGGTGGAAACAATAACGAGGATGTTTTTGAAGTAGATGATGGTCTCACCGCCGCCCAAATTAACCAGTTAGTAGAAGAAAAGTTTTCTGATTTATTTGAGGATATCAAGGAAGAAGATGATGAAAGTTTCTTAAACACTGGATTACTAGGATGGGAAACAATTACAATTAACAAATTAGGAGAATAAATAATGTTACCACAAGATATTGAAAAACGTAAACGTATTGCTGTTGACATCGAGCGTGGTGTTAATCTGTTGAATGAGATCGATATATTACTCAGTGACGTAGATGATATTGCCAATACACTTCAAGACGAAGATATTGTCAAAGCTAAAGTGTTTAAGGATTTATTGAAAGCACGTTACGAAGGTCAGGAACTTTTAAACAAAGCAAAAGAGAAAGTTGCTAAAGTTGAAGATGATCTCACCAGCGTAGACATCTTGAACAAACTTTCTAAGTAACAATCAGACTAACACAAGGGCTGGGGCAGAGATGTCACCGGCCCTTTTTGTTTATAGATAAGGGGATAATTATGAGTGTTGATATTAGTAGTAAGTTGATGTTGGTTCCAGTTAACAAAAAGAAGTTGTTTGAAAAGTTGCACGATGTAGCTGAAAATGAAGGTATGCAAGTATGGCAAGTTATTGAAGATTTTGATTTGGAATACGCATCACCTTGGTATGATGCTGATCCAGACAGTCTAGATATTGGTGTTGAGTTATTTTCACCAGCTATTGAAGATATTACAAACTTACATTCTGACTGGCATATTGACTTACAGCGCGCTAAAGAAAAACTAGCCTCGTTAATAGGTTCAGATGAGCAATTAGTTTTACGAAGCTTTCAACACGTTTATTGAGGAGAGAACACATGACACCAGAAGAAAAAGCAGTACGAATGATGTTGTTGGATAAGAGTGAAATAGAACAAGAGTTTTATCGTCATTACATGGAACGTTTGTTAACACAGTTCAAAGAAACTTACGGAAGCTTTGACAATTCAAGTAAAGACTTGTGGCTGTGTTCTCTATCAATTGCAATGTTGAAATTTGCAGAATATGTGGAGGGGAGTAAATGAGTAAATATGTGTATGTTGTAACTAATCCAGAGTTAGGTTGGGACTGTGTTGTTGGTGTGTATGACTGCGATGCTATTACGCTTTCTAAACTACAAAGGTGTTTCCCAGAAGATCAATACGTAATCCATGAGCAACTTATAATGGAGAATTTTGATGAGTAAAGAAGACCAACACTTATTGCATTTGACAAATAAAGTGAAACAACTTGAATACTTGTTAGAACAAGAACGCATTAAGAATTTCAGCTTACGTCGATTGTTAGTGGAGTTGAAATTTATGGCAAAACCGTTTTTGAATAAATTGGAGAAAATTTAGTGGATAGACAATTTCAACATAATGAGGTTTTGCTGATCCTAGACTCAGATGAAATCGCATACCAAGTGGCAGCAGCGTGCGAACAACGAGGTGTCGTAGCAACAAATACTACTAATGAAGCACAGGCTAACTTCAAACATAAAACAGCATTCAAAGACTTCACAGCAGGCTTAGAAATCCAAGAAGGTCATTTTGTTCTGGAAGAAACACAGATTGCTGAAGATCCAAAGAATGCTTTCGCTACAGTGAAGGCTAAGATTAATAATCTAAAATCTAAGTTTAATACTGAGCGAGTGGAGCTATATATTTCTGGTGAAGGTAACTTCCGTTTAGATATTCCAGCACCAGTCAGATACAAGTCAGGGAGAAAAGAACAACTTCGTCCACTACTGCTAGACCAAGTGCGTGAATATCTAATCAAGTATCACAATGCTAAAACGGTAAACGGTAGAGAATCGGATGACTTATTAGTTCAACGTATGTATGATGGTGCTAAGTCGGGTGAAGTAATTGTAGCGGTAACAATCGACAAAGATGCGAGACAATGTGACAGAGGTTATCTCTACAATCCTGACAAAGATGAGTTGCTAGTCAACTGTGGTTTTGGAGAACTCTATCTTGACGATAAGAGTAAAGTCAGAGGTAAAGGTCGTATGTGGCTCTATTTCCAAACAATTTTTGGTGATAGTACTGACTCGTATGACCCACGAGATTTAGTTGAAGTTGTTAAAGGTAAACGTCCACGTTTCGGAGAGAAAGCAGCTTTCAATTTATTGAAGGACTGTGTTGATGACAAGTCTTGCTGGAAAGTAATACATGATTTGTACTTAGACTGGTTTGGTGCAGATACATTTACGTTCGATTCATGGAACAAAGATAAAATCGAAACTGATTATCTTGGTGCATTACAAATGTATTTTGATTTTGCTCGAATGAAGCGTTTCGATGATGACAATGTTGATATCCGTGCTGTGCTGAAGAAGTTGAAGGTGATTGAATGACGGAAAATGATTTTACACCTTGGCTTTGGTATCCTGATTTGTGGCCCACAAAGAGTAGTTTCTATACCTACCTACGCGGATCATTGCGCAAGGCTGTTTGGAATACATCTCCAATTAAGATAACGTTCAAGAATCTGAATTGCTCACCACCTCCTGAAGATTATACAGGTAGAGCTAAGTCTGGTGCTTATTGTGCGATGTCTGGAGACTGGGTGGGGAAAAGTAAGCTTCAAGTGGATCATATCATTGGTAATGTGCCGCTAAATGACGAAGCAGACATTCTTGATTTTATCAAACACTTAATTCCACCACCAAACAGTTTGCAGTTAGTCAGTCCAGAAGCGCATAAGGCCAAGAGTTATGCAGAACGACAAGGAATGAGTTATGAGGATGCGATTACGGAGAAACAGGTTATTGAAATCTGTAAGACAAAAAAAGATCGTGAATTTCTTCAAAATGCGGGACTTGTCCCCGCTTCAAACACAGCAAAACGTAAAGAACAAATCAGAGAATACCTGAAGGAGAATAAACAATGAGTAAATATTTAAAAATATACGACCCAGCAAACGTAAGAATCCTCTGTAATGGCGAAGGACTAAATGGTTTATCAGATAACGTTAATATGAAGTTTGATGAACCGTTGACTTATTTCTCTGCGGAGTTCTTCATTAATCGTGAACCTCACCCGTTAATTAATGAAGATTACAATTTACAAATTATGCACATAGACGGCTTCTTCAATGTCAGTGGTAAATTAAAGTTGAAACGTAAAGTCTATGAACCACCATATTATGTCACTTATTATTTTGAGAAGGATAAGAAATGAACAAAGTAGTATATGGTTTTACCGTAGAACCTCATAAGAATGATTACTGGTTGGTCAGTGCTGCTACCAAAGACGGTGATGTAATCACTTGCCACGATTTAAGCTGGTTTGGAGGTTCGTGGAAGATGAAGGAACGAGGAATATTTATCGCAAGTATTTCTGGTAGTGTTCTGTGCGAACAAGCGATGTCAGAAGCAAACAACCTTGCTTATCAAAAGAATCAGGAGAATAAATGAGTATTTACCAATTGACCACATCAGAGTTTACAGAACTCTTAGAGAACGGAACTCTGTATAAGCTATTTCCTGAGCTACAAGGACGATTGTTCAACGTACAACAATTTGTAGCATTGAAAGCTGAATATGAATTGAATGATGCTTTGTATAACTTCTTATTTGATATTGTGGAATACACAGGTTGTGACCCTGCGGAGTTCTATGATTTGTTTATGGAACACAAAGAAGAAATTCTGAGTATTCTTCAACACTCGGAAGAATTGAATGTTGAAGGTGTATTAGCTAAATTACGGGAGGATGTGTAGTGTATATTCCAATTCGTGCGGTAGAAGATATAGAGGTTGCTATAAAGATTCTAATTGAAGAAGCTGTTGAGAAGGCTACGGAAGATTTAGAAGACGAGTACGAAGAAAGACTTACTGAGAAAGACGAAGAAATCTTTGAGCTTCGACAGACAATTGTAACGTTAGAGAACGAGATTCGCTCTCTCCATAAGGAGTTAATGGAAAATGACTAATGTAAAGCGTAAAGAGTGGCATGACAAGGTTGACCAATTATTAGCTGCCGGTGTACAATCAGGCAGAACGATTGCTAAGATGTTAGGTCGTGGAAAAAGCCAAGTCAACGAGTATATTAGTAGCCTAAAACGCTCTGTAAGCGATTCTGAGGCGTTATCTACATTAGACAATACGTTCGTAAAGGGTAATACATTAAAATCCCCTAAAGACGGCCCTAGAGTGCTTATCTTCGATCTAGAATGTAGTGCCGAATTATCATACCATTTTGGACGTTACAAGGTGAATATCCCAGAGGCATTCAACGTCAGACCAAGTTATCTGTTATCGTTCAGTGCTAAATGGTTAGGTCAGGATGACATTATTACGATTGGTCTCCCTTACTATGATGACTATCACCCAGACAAACATTGTGATAAGCGCTTGTGTGAAGATTTACATAAGTTGTTATCTGAAGCAGACGTATTAGTAGCACACAACTTAGTTAACTTTGACTGGAAGGTTGCTCAAACACGTTTCTTGTTGAATGGATTAGATATTGTTCCACCAAATAAATTAGTAGATACACTGAATATCGCTAAGCAAAACTTCCGTTTTCCAACTAATAAGCTGGAAACATTAGCTAAACATTTAGGTGTTGGTGAAAAGATGCAGAACAGCGGCGCTTCATTGTGGGTGGACTGTGTTGCTGGTAAACAAGAAGCTTGGCTGGAAATGCTCGAATACAACACCATTGACGTAGAGGTATTAGAGAAGGTATACTTGAAACTACGGCCTTACGATAAGAAACACCCTAACGTCAGTATGTACTTCAAAGATAAGTCTGAACATCGCTGTGTTTGTTGCGGTAGTACTGACTTGACGTTGACGGATAAGAAATCATTTACTGGATTGTCTCAGTTTGCCATATACCAATGTAACTCTTGTGGTAAACACAACCGTAGTCGAGTCAATGAGTTGTCTAAGGAAGAACGCAGTTCATTATTAATGAACATCCAATAAAAGTGAACAAACCCTTGACACGGGAATTGAAGTTGTGTAGAATAAGAGCCTGACAACACGTTCCTGTGTCAATTAGAGGAGAGAAATTATGAGCGAATTAAAGTATCCGTTTAAGTTTACTGTGACAGGAAACACGTATAACGTCGTTATGTTAGATGGTGGGTATCCAGAAATAACTAACCTACAGTCAGAGTGGTCTAATATTAATTTTAGTGAAAGTGAAATCATTTTCAAAATCAAAAGCGGCAACTGGAAAGTTGTTGACGAAGAACAAGACCCAGAAGTAACAATTCGTCAATCAGAAGTAGATGCTTATATTGATGAAATCAATATGCTTCGTGAGCTTGTTGCTGAGATCACATTACAATCTGACTTCAATTCATTGGAACAACAAGCAGAGGCTTTCCGCGTTCTTAATGATAAGATGTTAAGTCATCAATCTTATAAACAAGGTGATGGTGGCTCTACACGAATCGGTGAACTGTCAAAGCAACTGGATGTATTGTTTGCAGCTTACGATAGTTTGGCTGGTAAACAGAAAGAACAAACCTTCAAACCAATTTCAGAAATGACTCTTGCAGATTGGCAACAGGCGATGGAAGAAGGTGCTGTATTTGAATATCATGATGGTTCAATTTTAACTCTGTCGGAAGTAAGTAATGTATTTCGAGAACCGCGTGTAGGTTTTAAAGAACATTCTTTCCTTTTCAGGTCCGACGGTGTTAATTTGGGAAGTGGTTACAGAATCAAACGACGTATTAAATAAGGAGAGAATTAGTGAACAGTAAACAATTTATCAAAGATGCAATTCGCACAGAGTCGCCGAACTACTTTCCACAGAATCACCGTATTGAACATGCTATTGATGGGTGTGTAACTGAAGCTGGTGAGTTGCAAGATGCCTTGAAGAAAGCAAAGTATTACGGCAAAGAATTAGATGTTGTAAACATTAAAGAAGAAGCTGGTGATATTCTTTGGTATCTGGCTATTCTGTTTGATGAGCTGGACACAGATTTTGAAACAGAAATGAATCGAGTGATTAGTAAACTGAAGACACGTTTTCCAGATAAGTTCACAGAAGAAGATGCTTTCACTCGTGACTTGGTGGCTGAACGCAAAGTGTTGGAGAATGTATGATTGAACCAATTATCACTGAATGGCGTTTTGAATACGTATCAACAAATCATAGTGTGTTTCGTGGAGTGATTAAGGCTGTTAGTGTTGACAACAGAAATACACAAATGCTATCATTGCTATATAAACGGTATCGCAGAAAGTTGCCGTTAGATGGTGTGAAGTTTGTTGAATTAACTGATAAGTTTTGAGGAGTGTACAATGTTCGGAAGTTTAATTCGTGGAGTCGTTGATGTCGCTGCTGATATTGTTAGTCCAGTGACAGAATTAGTTGGTGTTGATAAGAAAACTCTGCTAGGGTTAGCTGCTGTTGGCTTAACCGTGTATGAGATTTCTGAAATCACTGGCCTAGCTGCTGATGTGATTGAAAAAGTATTGGAGGATTAATTATGAAACAAACATTACTTGCATTAGCGTTAGCTTTACCACTGATGGCGTGTTCACCAGAACCACAGGTGGTTCTACCACCACCGTCTGAAGAAGAAATCGAACAGAAGCTTTCTGATGCTCAAACACAGTCAGCTCCACAAGAAGATGGCATTGGTAGTGAAGTTGCTGCCGGTGTAGCAGGTGCTGCTGTTGGTGCATTAGCGGTGAGTGCTTTATCTAACAATAATCGTTCATCTGGTTATGAGGTAGAGAAGTGCGATTGGGATGATAAACCTTGGGAACCGGAGTGTCGTGGTACAGCTAAGTATTACAAGTGGAAAGCAGAGCAAGACCGTAAGGCTAAGCTGAAAGCAGAACAACGTAAGAAATCTATTGTAAAACGTTCGTATTATAAACGTAAGAAATGAGGAGTAGTAGTTTGAAGGTAGAACATTTTAACGATAAATACGAAGTAAACGCAATCGGTATTACAGTTCCTTTGGTTGATTATATTCCAGATAGTGAAGGTTTAATCAGCTACCAAGCTCGTGTTAGTAACCCAAACAATCAATTAGATTTTGATACAGCAGACAAACTGTTAGCTTACTGCGCTCGTAACGGTCATTGGTCTGTATTTGATATGGCTAATCTTGTATTAGAGATTAAAGCTCCTCGCGACATTAGCCGTCAAGCGTTACGACACAGCTCAGCAAAGTTTCAAGAGTTTAGTCAACGGTATGCTGACGTAACAGATGATATGTTCTGCCTGCGAGAGCTACGTAAGCAAGACACGAAGAATCGTCAGAACTCAATCGCTGGAGCATTTACGTCAGAGGAAGAAGCTGAGTGGTATGCTGACCAAGAAGAAGTCATTCAGTTGGTTCAATCTAAAGTGAAGAAGTGGCGCAGTCGTGATGCTGCAAAAGAATGCACTCGTGTATTTATGCCGGAAGGTCTTACTATGTCAGCTATGTATATGAATGGTACAGTTCGCACTTGGATTCACTACACCGGATTACGGACGGAGCGTGGGGTAACACAAGATGAGCATTGTGATGTGGCTGATGCTGCTAAGGAATTCTTACTGAAGTATTTTCCTTCACTGAGTAAAGTATTAACGGAGCAACATTGATGGAATTGAAAGATCTCCCTAAAATTGATGATATTTATTATGACTATAACTACAATGTACCTTTAGTGGATTTAGCTAACACCACTGTATGTCGTGAAGGTTATTGTAACGCAGAGAATGACCGCTTGATTAAGGCAATGCTTCATATTTTCGGCATGGACGTCAACCGTCCTTATGAGCGCTTAGAGTTAGCTGACGGACAAACCTTTCGTTCACCTACCACGAATCTTGAACAGACAGGTGGGTATGTCTACAGCGGTTATGAACGTTCAGATGAGGCATGGAAGAAACGCGGTAAGGAAAACATTGTCAAGTATCTGTTCGGGTACAATGAAGAATTTTTTAAAGCATTAGGATTGAAGGAGTGAAGATGTATTCTGAAGGATTGGTAGTATTCAGTGGAAAAGATTGCAAGGCTTGTGAGACACTAAAATCAACATTACAAGCTAAGAGGATTGAGTATAAAGAATTTGATGTGTGGCAAGACGCTGAGGCATTACGATTCATTATAAGTAAAGGTTTGCGTGGTATTCCTCAGTTATTTAAAGATGGTGTTAAGGTGGATGTGAAAGATGTCTGAATTAAAGATTAGAACACCAACGTTATCTTTCGTGGAACATTACCCACAGTTCCGTAAGATGGCAGACCAACAGCTTAAAGTGTTGTGGTTCTGGGATGAAATTAAGTTAGAGAAAGACATTCAAGACATTCTGGTCAATATGACAGAGGCTGAACGACATGGTGTAATTACCGTACTGCGTCTGTTTACTTTGTATGAGTTGTTTGCTGGTGCAGATCATTGGTGTGGTACGATGCTGAAACGCTACCCACGACCAGAGATTCAGGCGATGTGTACGGTGTTTGGTAGTATCGAATTAGGTGTCCACCAGCCATTCTACGCGCGTTTAAATGAGTTGTTGAACCTCAATACAGATGACTTCTACTTGAGTTATGTAAATGACCCAATCCTGAAAGAACGTATTGAGTTTGTGGAGAGTTTAGTTGATAATGAGGACGATTCTGAATTAGGTCAACTTATTTCTACAGCAGCTTTCAGTATGGTAGAAGGTGCGGTATTGTATTCATCGTTTGCTTTCTTGAAGCATTTCCAGTCACAAGGAAAGAACAAAGTAGTGAATACAGTTCGCGGTATTAACTTCTCTGCTGTAGATGAGAATATGCACAGTGAAGGTGGTGCAGCATTATTTAAGCAACACAAACAAGAGCTGTTTGAGAAAGAACTGTACGTAGGTAATGTTCAAAACTTATTGAAAGACAAGCTAGTGGACATTGCCAACAAGATCCGTGAACATGAATATCGCATCATTGATATGATATTCGAGAAAGGTAAGATTGATGGTATCACAGATGTTCAGTTGAAACACTTCGTAGACAGTCGTTTAAATGTGTGCATGGCGAACTTAGGTTACGAAAAGATTTATGATGTGAAGTACAACCCTATCGCTGATTGGTTCTACAATGGATTGAACAATTATCAGTTCGTGGACTTCTTTAGCGGCCAAGGTCGAGAGTACCAACGTAATTGGGATTCTGAACGTTTTGTGTGGAAAAGGAAGGAGAAGTAATGACTGATTTCTACAAATTAATGAGTGATAAGCGGAAACAAGAACAGGATGAAGGTGGATACCCAGAGTTTTATTCCACTGGCGGTTATCAGTTATTTAAAGAGAAGTATTTGTATCAAGCAAAGAACTTCCGTGAGCAAGCTGGACGAATCGCTAAGACCGCAGCAAAACATTTACGACATCCTGAGTTAGTTGAACATTACGAGAAAAAATTCTTTGAGATGTTGTGGAAAGGATGGCTTAGTCCATCCACTCCTGTCTTAGCTAATACTGGAACAGACCGTGGTATGCCAGTAAGTTGTTCTGGTACAGTGTGTGAAGATAGTATTTCTGGTTTTTATAAATCATTGGAAGAAAATGCTGTACTTACACAAGAAGGTTTTGGTACTGCGGTATACTTAGGTGATATTCGTCCTCGTGGTAGCAAGATTAGTCGTGGTGGTAAATCTTCCGGCATTACTCCAGTGCTGGAAGACTTTGTATTGATGTCTCAGAAAGTTAGTCAAGGTGGTGTACGTCGAGGTAGTATTGGTCAATACATTCCGATGAATCACGGAGACTTTGATGAAGTTATCAAGAAGTTGGAAAGTGACCCAGACAGCTTAAACATCGGTTGGAATCTCTACGACAGGGATATTGCTGCATTGAATGGCGGTGATACCGAATTGGATAGACGCCGCAGGGAAACACTTCGGGTAAAGATGATTACAGGAAAAGGTTATTACTTCTTTCCAGATAAAGTAAATCGTCATAGACCTGCGATGTATAAAGACCGTGGTTTAGAAGTTAAGACAAGTCAGCTCTGCAATGAGATCACATTATTTGCTGACAAAGACCACACGTTCACTTGTGTATTATCCAGCTTGAACTTAGCTAAATATAATGAATGGAAAGACACGACAGCAATCTTTGATGCTACAGTGTTCCTTGATTGTATTGCTTCTGAGTTCATTGAGAAAGCTAAGAATATCCCAACATTACAGAAAGCTGTACGATTCACTGAAAAGAGTAGAGCGTTAGGTTTAGGTGTTTGCGGTTATCACACTTACTTACAGCAAGAAATGATTCCTTTCGAATCTATGGAAGCACACTTGTTTAACCATGACTTCTTTGCTTCAATGAAAGAAGAATCTGAAAAAGCTTCTAAATGGTTAGCTGAGAACTTTGGTGAACCAGAATGGTGTAAAGGATATGGTGTTCGTAACACTCATTTAAGAGCTATAGCGCCAACCAAATCAACTGCGTTGTTGATGGGTGGTGTTAGTGAAGGTATTAACCCAGACCCCGCTATGACGTTTACACAAGCTTCTGCTGGTGGTGAGATTGAACGTGTTAATCCAACGCTGTTGAATCTGATGAAGAAGAAAGGTGTCTACAATAAGAAGAACATTCAGGAAGTCATTGACGCTCGTGGTAGTGTACAAGGCGTTGATTGGTTAGATGAACACGAAAAGAAAGTGTTTAAGACTGCTTTTGAAATGGATCAGTACGCTTTAGTTCGTGCTGCTTCTTCACGTAGTCAATTCTTAGACCAATGGCAATCTTGGAACTTATTCTTTGCTGCTGAAGAAGATCCCGAGTATATCTCAGAAGTACATCAGATGTGTTTTGAAGATGAAAATATTCTAGGTATGTATTACGTTTACTCTAAAGCTGGAGTAACGGCATCTAAAGACTGCGAAAGTTGTCAATGACATTAGCCCCGCTCATGCGGGGCTTTTTTATTGTCTAAAATAAATGTTGACATTAGAGTTGTGTATGTGTATTCTTATCTCAACAAATAAATGAAGGAGAACACCATGACTAAACAACAAATCCTAGCACAAGCTTGGGACTTATACCGCGAACATAGTCAGCTTATTACATTAGGCGCTTGTATTCGTACTGTGTGCAGTCAGATGGCTACAAAAGAACATAAACGTTTAAGCACTCTTGACGGTAATCCAGCTTTGTGTTATTTTAATGAACATTACAACGATAAGTTTGAACAACAATATTTATTGGAGGGGATTTGATATGTACATCCCTATTGTAATTTTAGCTCTAATGCTATACACTGTTCCATCTGAAGCAGCACAGAAAGATGTTGTTGTGAAAGGTAAACCAGTTAAGACTGTTGTGATGAAGGATAGAGCCGGAAGGAAGAAGATTTGTCAGATTGTTATTGACAAGAAGACGAAACAGAAAGTGACGGTTTGTAAATAACACAAATGAAAAAGCCCGCTAAAAGCGGGCTTTGTTTTAACGATAAATTGTACGTAAGAACCCGTGTCTATAATATTGAACTTGATCGATGTCTTTCGACATCAAGTATTCAGTGAGTTCTCTCCAGCACTTGATTGTGAATGTACCAGAGAGTCCTTGAATGAATGCTGTTCTTCCGAAATATGAGATTGTCACAGCTGAGACAAAGAAGTGTTCATCACGACGTTCTTGTGTCCTATAAATCTCTACAATAGTTTCTGCTGACATAACAATCCCCTGTTGGGTTAACAACCGTTGTTAATTCTGAACTGAATATCTTCTTCCAGAATACGACCAGCAACAGTAGTGTATTGCAGTGTCAAAGTTTCTGTAGTTCCTACAACCCCACCTTGTACCCACAACACAACTGCTCTACCTGCCGGATATTCGTTACCTTCAGAATCAGCCACTACGTTTGTATTGACAGTACAGCTAACAACTGTTATTGTACTGCCCACAGACTGTGTATATGTTACAGCAGAGATATTATCTTCTACAGCACGAATGAATACGTAGTCTAACTTTTCACCCGCGTCTTTCGTAATGTAGATCATATCAATCCTTAAACGTCAAAGAGGCCGTTGGTTGTATTCACAGCAAACGTAGAATTGGTAGAGCTGACAGTAGCTGATGTGTTAGTATCATTCAAGTCGCCATAGCCGATGTATTGGTCAGTACCAGTCAATGAACCACCAGCACGTTTGAAGAAAGCTACGTATTTGGCAGTGAGTGATACGTTAGTACCAAAGCTCACATCAGCACAGTCCCACAGAATTTTACCTGCCGCCAATACCGAAGTCTTACCTGTCAGGACAACAGGAGCATAACCGACATCAGCAATGATGTTAGCTGATACATCAGAGTATTGTGTGTGCGCTAAAGAAGGTGTATATGCTGGACCAATTAACACAGCTACAATAGTATCTGAAGCCCAGTTAATTTGGTTAGCGTTATCTGTCAACAGAGCTTCTTTGCCTGTGTTGACTAAAGTAAAATTGCCTACGGCCATATTAATTCCTTAATTGTTCATTACATAAATGTTGGTTGTTTGTTTGAACACATATGTTCTATTATTTTTATCTGTTAGTGTGAATACTCTTTCTACTGGAACAATAGGGTATACCGCCTCACCCATACTAAGCTGCTTAGAAACGATTTGTAGCGCTTGTTTTTGTAGAGTCAATACAGTCCCAGCCACATTACTTAAAGTCTTTCCAGACAAGTTGTAGCTCGTTTTAGCTAATGTCCCACTAAATGATTGAGAGGTTCCTGCTGTAATCCCTAACTGCTTGGGTGTGAGAATAAGCGAGGTTTTATTTAAAGTAGCTTCTAACGGAATAGCAGTACCTGTTAGTACGCTCAACTGCTTTGGCGATAAGTTCAGAGCAGTTTTGTTTAGTTCACCTAAAAACGATACAGAAGTACCAGTAACTAATTGAAGTTGTTTGTTCTGTATGGTGAGATGTTGTTCACTGATTGACAGCAAATGACCAATAGAAACACCTTCTTGTTTACCTGTCAAAGTAAGCGACTGTTTCTGTACTCCAGCACTCCAACCAGAACTAATAGTTAAAGGTTTAGGTAATAAACCTAGGCTCTGTTTTCCTATGGAAATAGAAGCTCCGGCGTTTACAGTTAAAGCTTTGCTTGATACGGTGTATGCGTTTTTACCAAGCAATCCGGTAAACGAGACATTGGCTCCAACCGTAACAGATAGTTGTTTCAGCGTAATGTTGTAGGCATTTTTAGATAGAACGTTTACATAACCTAAAGTTAATGCTAACTGCTTCAAAGAAACCACATAATTAGACTTAACAATGTCACTCTGCCAACCCGCAGAAACAGCCAATGCTTTTGCTGTAGATGTTAAACTTGTTTTACCTAATGTGCCTTCAAAAGCGATGCCAGTGGAGTCGAATATCCAACAATCGGGTACCGTGAAATTAGTCAATGTGCCTTGATTATTACCACTGACTGTTGGCAGTGTTGAGCCTGTACCGCCTGATAGGTTGGCGTCCCACTTTTCAGAGTTGGCAAGCCCTGTTACCTCTATAAATTCGATGTCGCCCTGTAGGTATGTAGTTAAATTGCTGGAACCTCGCCCGAATTGATTTAGCGTGGCGAAAACTGTATTAGTTGAAAAGGTGCCACTGCTGAGAGTGGTGCTTGTCAAATTGTCGAAAATATTCCAAGTGCCGTCCGCATTATGCGTCAGTGTAAAGTCAAAAGGAACGCCTGATACAATTTGTCCATTCGCGCCACCGTATCGAATCGTTGACCCTGTATAAATCATTACCCTGCCGGCATTATTGATTACAAGGCCGCTAATGTTAGTGTTGGCATTAGTACCTATAAATGCCGCAAGCCCTGATGCTGGTCTCGTAACGCCAGAAGATCCAGACTTTACCCGCATGGTATAAGCAGACGTACCGGCGTTACCAGTCATACCCGTAGTGATGGTTACTGTGTCATCTACACCGTCAAATCTTAAAGCGTATGCCATGTCACACCGCCTGAGCGGTAGCGCTCATGTTAAATGTTTCGTTCTTCATTCTCATTTCAACATAAGGTAAGTACGACCCTTGCCATTGACAATGGTACAACCCTGTGTCTTTTACATTGTGAATGTGATTCACACGTTGCCAATTAGTCCACAATACCCCATCATAAGATTCTCTTACTTCTATGCGTACTGAAGATTCGGTAGGTAGTGGTTGTGTTACATTAACTAACACCGTCCTACCTTTACCTACAATCGGAGTATATGATCCATCAGAAAGTAATTCAGGGTTGCGAATCTTAACCACATCAATCAGTGTCACATCAGGGAACGTGTAATACTCTTTTGTGGCAAGCTGAATAATAAAGTCATATTCTGCTTGGGTACAAACATTATTAGCTTTACCTGCATCCAGCATTGCTTTAATTTCAGGGAGAGAAACATTGATTGAATATGATGGTGAAGAAAGATATTCCGGCCTCAAAGCCTCAACCCAAGCAGCTCTAAGTGTTGGTATAAGGCAAGCGTTAATTCTGTCCCTCAACCCACGAGCAAGCATAGAAACTAAGTGTAAAGTTTCACCATAAGCAATTTTAGTAAGTTGTGTGTATTTTTTATTCTTTACAATCTCAAATACTTGCTCATTAGTTAGACCATTATAATCTGACTTAGAAAGTTCTTCCGCTAACGTCATTATTTATCCTCAATAGAATCTGTTGTTATCATCCTTAACCAAGCACCAATCGTAGCAATCACAACAAATACAATCCCGTAATGCTCTCCAAGAACGTCATAAAATAGATGTAGGTTGTATTCCAAGATACCAATGAACGCCAAGAGCATGTTGAATAAAATCGTCTTACTCTTTTTAAGCTTAGTAAGGAAGCTTTTAGTAAATATTTTTCCCATAGGAATGTTCCTATTTAAAATAGCGGGTCAAACGCTCTAGGAAGCGCTACAATGAATTATCTTGTATAGGGAGTATGAATGTATAGGTAGGTTATTAAGATGGCTTAAGATGTGTTATAGAGCGTTTTACGGAATCTCTCCGTTAGTGAGGTAATAACGAATCACATCACCACGTTCCATTTGTTCAGCATGTCGTTTAGCGCGATTAGGAGTTTGCTTAGCCCACTTGCTGTTGAGCATTTCTTTAGCCGCCAAGCCAAAGTCCCCATTGCTTAAAGCCATCCACATCTTTTGGAATTGAGATACGCCAGTAAGACCAAGCTGATATGCCATAGAAATAAGAATAGCCTGTCTTGCTTGATTACATTTGTTCCAAGCAGCATGATAACGTGACATCAACGCATAAGATAATTCACGAATCTTTTCTCTAACGAAAACTATTTCTTTTTCTTTAGTGGTGATTTCATTGGTAAGTGGTGTATTCTTTTTATCGGAAACCTTACGTCCAAATCCAATCGTCGCGTACTGTTCCGAACAGTAATATTGACGACTTGACCACCCTTCTTCTGTAATGATTACATTTTCTGCTGTCTTAGACATGGTAATTTCCACTCACTCTTGTATGTGAGAGCAAGTAAATATAATTGCATCATCACTATTTGTATTGTATGCAGGTAGTGGTATATCGGAGACTTGTATTCGTGTAGGAATTCAAAAAGAAAAACAGAAGAATACATCAAACAAATAATACCCGCCCACCTAAAATCTGTACGATTAAATTTAAAACAAACAATAGCCAATAATATATTCAGTACAATATGTCTAAAATAATAAAACTGGCTACCGGATAACCAAAACAAATATTCAGAGAAGAACATGCAACCACTAATCAGCATCATTAGCTTAACATCATCGTCTTTAGTCAACAAAAAGATGAGGCAAATAAACAATAAAGTAATTAGTGACATACTATCTCCTTAAGTTTCTTGTTTTGGTGGATCTTCTTTTTCTGGCGGTTCTTCTTCACCGGGCATAAAACAATATTTATCTTTGAGCATAAGTGTTCATCCTATTTATCGTGTTTAAATTTGTTAAGCAATGATTGCTTGAGTCTCACATCTTCCATCGATTCAGCATACGTCGCAGCATACTCACATTTTCTTTCTTTCCAAGCAAGGTGGGCTTCTTCAGGAGTTAAGAACCTTCCTAAATTAACCTTCTTGCCCGTGAACGGGTTACAGATTTGAGCTTTGAATTTACCACTGTCTTTCTCGAAATATACGCCAACAGGGTATTGTCCACGAAGAGCGCCTCTATCTGTCAGGAACATATTCAATTCAAAACTTACATAGCAACAAGTATCAGGACCATAATGTTTATTTCCTTCTACCAAAATGTCTTTATCTAGATGGCAAGTATGCCAGTCACGGTTAGGTTGAGAATCTACCCATCTCTTAAAGTCAGACAGTCGTTGCCATCTATAATCAACAGTGCAACCAACATATGTTGGTTGTCTAATTTTAAATTTTTCAGACAAAGACCTTTCCAATACGTGATGCCAATCAGAATAGTAAGGGCACTTGATCTTCTTACCATCGACTTTTGTGTAACTCGGCGGCGAGTCATTAATTCCCCAACCATAGACAAGTTTCATACTACCTCCTTTGTTAAAAATTTAATTTTAACACGGAAATATTCGTTGTCAACAAATTATTTAGATTGAGTTCTTTCTTTCTGTAGAGCTGTCTGTACCGCCATCTCTTTCTGAATCTCTAAGACGGCGGCAAGAACGTGCTTTAAGTCTACTTTCAACTCCTTCTGCTCAGCTCTAATTGGTTCAATAATTTCTTGTACCATTTTCTTAGCTTCCTCAGAAGTGATAAACTCTTTATGAGCTGTTTCTAGATCTTTAATCTTACTATCTTGTTTGTTCCAGATGTAGCCGACTAAAGCAACAGCTCCTGCCCACCCCCACTGTCCAAACTTCACCATAAATACTTCAAAACTCACCCTTAACTCCTTTAATTACTGTTTTACCGAGATATAACCAAATCCCTTCAGGGGTGGCCTTGTAACATTTATCTAATCTGATACCCAAACATTCTGCAATGTATTCCGCACACTGATAACGCTTATCTACTGATAGATTGAGTCGGAAGGCTAAACCAAAAACACCGAAGTAATCATAACCACAACCAAGTAGTGATTTGGCTGTTGTGTACACTCTATCAGCATCAACAACATTTACCTCAATGATTTCCCAATCACCTCTGTAACGTTTTTTGAATTCAGCAATAGGGGTTTTAACAACCCCTTTGAATGCGGCAGACTCATATACATAATCGCCAGCAACTAATCCAATGTGACTCCAGCGGCTATCAGTAACTGCTTTGATTGCATAACTAAACGGGTTCTTTCCTTTACCGACAATCAATCTAACAGTTTGCATATTTTATCCTTGATGAAACACTTCAAACGTGTCAGGACGAAAAGCCAGCTTGTAGCGAACATGCCAATACAGCTTGCCGATAACATCTGCTGGAATATCTGGCAATGTTCCGCCTGTCATGGCCTTTAATTTTGGTGCGGCAGCCACGCCGAATTCGTCAAACATCTTTTTAAAGTCGCCTTTGTATTTCGTTACAATAAGCTCCTGCACGTACTCCCACGCATGCACTAACTCCCAGTCTTGGAAATCTTCAGTTGCACCGCCAGCAGCTTTCTGCTTCACCATGTAAATTCCCCATGTGTCTGGGGTGTCAGCGTTTATTCCTACCGCGCATTTAAATCCACCGCTTACAAAGTTAAAATCTGCACCATCGGGTTTATAGCCTTTCATAAAGCACCTCTATAAATTTCTGTTTCTAATATTGGAGAATTCAGTATTTGGTCTACACGTTGTTCTGTAAGGACTTCGATGCTTTTTAAATAGAGAAGTCCTTGCTTAAACTCATTACGTTTTAAGTCTACATAAAAACCAGAGTCTAATATATCATAGAAGTCAAACACTACAGGGTTTGTTGTTGTTAAAAGACGAATACTGGTTCTTTCTTCTGGCGTAAACCGAAGTTTTGCCGCTTGAATAGTAATCCTGTAATGTTTTTCTGGCCCAGCAACTTCGCCATCCGTGAATATAGCGTGAGTACCATTGTCAAATATTTTCTTCATTTTATCGGCCTGACATGGTACTGAAGTGTTACAGTATTTACTGTAGTAGTTTGTATTTGCAGACTAAAAGAAGAATTACACATAATTTCTTCAGATACTGCAAAACCTTGCCCTGATGTAATTGTAGCAGGAGACATCAAATACAGAGGATTTATACCACCGGACAAGAATGTTGAGTTCCAAATTTCCTCAGAATCAACAACACAACGTATTGTAATATTTTCGTTAGCAGTTAATCCAGAAATAGATAACTGCTTTATGGAAAACTTACCACTCAACGATAATAATGTACGAAGTCCTGTAGCGGCGTTAGTAATAACTACTTGCTTAGTGCCAAGACTACCTATTTGAGATGGAAAATCTAGATCTGGTGCAAGGCGAGGAAGACCACCACCACCAGAAGCTGCTTTTAAACTAATAGGCATTTATACCTCCCACTCCGTACCATTCCATACAAAAATAATTTCAGCTTCAATATCAAATAAGATACTAGAGTCTGTCCCCAGACTTGTCTTAATTGTTACTGTACTACCGAAACGTTGAATTGTAGGAACAACACCTAATTTCTTTGTGAATGTAATTTTATCACCAACACTTAACGTAGAAGTATTTGGTAATGTGATTGTAGATGCTGTTGTGATATGATATGTCCAACCAGCAACAGTGTTTGAGTTAGTCGATAATACTTTATATTTATCTCTAACTAATGAAGCCTTACCTTGACCAGCCATTAGAAATTACACTCCCATACAGTTCCTGTCCATGTAAATACAAAACGGGAATTTGTGTCTAATACAAAAGAATCATAATCTGCCACATCAGCGGCACTATTACCGACTCTAATTTGTTCCGTAGCAATGTTATTACACTGAACTGTTACTACATTACCGGATGCTTTATATACTTCTACTTTACTACCAGCAGCTAAGCCAGAAGTGGAAGGTAATGTCTGAGTAGTGTTGCTGGTAACAATATTATTCTCACCAACAACAAGCGTACCAGATGTAGACAACACTTTAGCAAGACTAAACATCTGCTGAACTGTTCTACCGCCAGTAGTGTCGATAGACGACGCTGGGTGAGCATTAGCTGCTGTACGGAAGGTCAAACCTCTGTGGTCAAATGCAGCCGCATCTGAGTTAATCACAGTGACCATTGTAGTGTTGTCTAACTTCACACGGAAGGTAGCTGTGTAGGTGTATCCGTACTCTGTTACAGGCGCGGGCAGAACTTCATTGTTAATACTTCCGTATGCAATCAAAGCGCCTGTGTTGTCAAACAAACCTACTTCACGTAATGTAGCACCACCAAATGTACGTGGGATGGAACCACTCACCATAATGACAGTTGGGTCTGCTGTATCAACAACAGGAAAACTACATCCCACTCTCAACACTTCATTTACTAGAGCAGTGCGTGTAGCAATAACACTAGGAATGCTACCGCCACCATCACCAAACGCAATATGAGAAAGCGTTACAGGAACCATCGGCGTAGCCGCTAGTAACTTAGTTCTCCCTGTATTGGTTAAAATTGTTGCCATCTATATTTCCTTTACACAGGGTTAGATTCAATATTCTTTATAAACGAGTAAGCCACGCCAGCATAACCCATCGTGTCATTACCTAAGTCGAGTTTCTTTTCAAATACTAAATCGACAGCAGCGGGCACAGTCTTACGAATTGTAGGAGCTTTTGATATATACTCTGCACCAAGGATCTCTAATACAACCGCTGCCGGATACTGTTCTGAATATTTAATTGTTGTAGCACCAGTGATCTGCTTAGCGGCAGCTAATACTTCTTCTGGTGTACCTGACGAATTATTGATGAAGATTTTAGTAATAATAGCACTGCGATAATCTTCATCATTTCTGCCTTGGCGAAACTCTTGAACTTCTTTACCAATCACATCCAGAGCATAGCCAAAAGCTGTATCAATACCTAATGATTCAAGTAAAGTGAAGTATTCATTCTCCACTTCCTGAATCTGTGTATGGAATATCTCAACTACTTTCTGGATATTTGGACTATTTCTAAATTGATAGAGGAGTAAAGCCTTAGCTTGCTCCACATGGTTAGTTATTTTTACTGGGTACATAGTATTTATACTCACCCCGCAATTACTGTGATACGGCTAACATCAAACACGGCTTCATCTTTTCTGCCGATGGTTGTAATACCACTAGATAATACAGGTGTATCTGTAGGTGCCGATGTTTTACCAGCAGTGACAATTAAATTACCTATACCTTTTACTTTAGCGTAGATAGCACCCATAATACGTTGAGGAATAACATCTTCGTTTAGACCAAGTGCATCGCCATATTCTTTCACCGCAAGAGCAATTTGTGTTGCACCATCAGCAGGGAATAATTCTTCACTATATAACTGGTATTCGACACGAACATGAATATATTGGTCTACAGGGCGAGAGTAGAATATAGTTTGTGTCTGATTCTGTGAGTCAGTAATAGCTGTTGAGGTGTTACCAAACAACTGAATGCCGGCTGGCTTTGTGTTCCATATGGTGTTAGCAACAGCCAAGTCACTACCACCTTTAACAGTACACTCAATACTCTTAGCTGGTAAACCGTTAATGTTTGTAGCATTAGTCCAGTTTTCTTCTACTACTGCGCTGACAACACCTTCAGTAGATGTTAAGGCAGCAAAGATAGCATTTACCGTAGCCTTACCTTGACCACCCACAGAACCATAGAAACGACTACGTAGTTCTGCATCCGTTTCTTGCGCCCTACCTGTTACCCATTTTTGATTGTTTGTAACTGTGATAGAAGGTAGCGTAGTAACTAAATAATTCAGTGTGTTCGCTTCATAATCTTCTGTATTAGCAACTAAAGCTTCAGCAGCAACAGAGCCTGTAACATTGAAGATTGAGAGATTGGTAGAAACAGCAATAGAAAAATCTGATTGACTTGT